GTCAACTGCACTATCAACCTCAGGGTGTAGTGCCATATCACGATAACGACGGATCATCTCAAACTCATTACGAGCTTGATTGTCCGTCTCTACATACGTTCCATAGTATCCGCCTGCTGCTACAGCAATTGCTTCATCAGCATTAGGAGGGACAGGGGACTGACCCTTCTGACCCTCCTTGCGATTAATCTGGAAGCCAAATAACTGACTCATGACTACCTTTTCAAAATTAACGTGCTTCTAGTTATTTATGAAACTAGAAATACGCTGATTTTTAGTTGGTAGCAGGAATGCTGATACCAGATACTCCACCATCTTCAACAGTCCAGTAAGACATTTGGAATTCAACAGAGAATTCTTCAATCTGATCGTTGCTATCATAAGCAAGATCAATCTGGGAGATGCTGATTGGGAAAGCGTGCCAGAGCTTGTAAGTTCTGAGAACAGAACCACCAGGCTCAGCTGCATCTTTCTGGAGTTGAGCTACAGTCAGATCCTTCATGTAGGATGCTGCGCCACCAGAAGGTGTGAATAGAGGAGCGGTATTTTCCTGATGAGTATTCATCTGGTCCATCCACTGCTCGAATCTGGAGCGGATCTTCATGTCCTTATCATTGAAGAATGTTGCAGACCAGTTATCGAAGGTTCTGTCACCAACGATCTTGACGGTTCTACCACGGAAAGGAACGTCGATACTTCCAAGAGAAGATCCAGGGAGTGCAGTAGACTTACAGAGGAGAGTGATTAGCTCTCCATCTGTAGTGCCGCCTGCTGCATCGGGGAAAGGAATTCCTACCTCAAACATGTTGGGCTTTACGCCCTGTCCAATTTGACCTAGGAAACCGTTAATGCTGCTTGATAATGGCATTTGATTTTACCTCTTTAATGTTTTGCTATACTACTAATTATCTACCAACGACTTCACTGAAGGAGACTCCAGTTCTCGTTGCCGTTAGTGTAACGGTTACATAGTTGATGGAGCGTGTTGGCTTGAGGAATAACTCAGCAACAAACTCATTAGAATCAATAACGGTAGGAGTGTTATTGGACGTATCACAAACAACGAGGTAGTCAGTTAGACCTCTACGTGCCTGAATTGCGGAGAGGTAAGATGTCATCGAAGAAGCAAAACCGCCTCTAGTGATTTCATCATTTTGCTCGAAGAGTACCTGCTCTCCAAGTGCTCTTGCTCTCTTCTCGATGTTGAGGAAGAGACGACGAACATTGATTCTGTCGAATGCAGAAGGAGATGCAAGTGCGGTCTTGTCACCAAATAGTACAGGACCAGAACCAGGGAATGCAACAACTGGGTTGATTCTAGACTGGTAAAGTTCGTCTCTGTCTGCCTTGTTAGGATTGTATGCTAGTTTTACAACGTTGCGGAGACCGCCACGGTTTAGACCAGCAGGAGAAATCCAGTCATCTACAGTTGCAGATGTTCTTACACAGAGACCAGCGATGTCACCGTTACAACCGATGTAGCGGTACTTATCATTGAAGCGGTCATAGACATACTTGATGCCGCTATCAAATACAGCGAAGGAAGTTGATGCTAGAGTCTCAAAGAAACCTAGTGTATTTTCTCTTTGCTGAGTAGAACTTAGTGCTCCACCAGAAGAAGCAACTTGGTTGCCAACGTGAGGAGAAACAAATGCGATGCAATCTTGTCTTGCAGTTGCAACACCAATAACTGCTCCTGCTTTTGTCTTGGAGTCAGATTCAGTTGCCATAGAACCGCCACCAAGTACGAAGTCAATTTCAGTTGCTTCGGTGTCTTGGAAGAGATTGTAAGCGTTGCTGATTTCACCAGCGGTGTATGCATAGTCGTCAGTACCACCAGAAAGGAGGTATCCAGCAAAGTCGTTACCAGAACCAGAAGGAAGAATAACTTTCATTAGTTCTGGAGAAGCAGCGGTTGCTGCGTAAGAAGCAGCAGTGCTACCCCACGCATTACCTGTGCTTTGTAAATTTGCAGTTTGCTCTGCACCAGAGTAGATGAAACCAGACTCTAGGTTAACTCTATCTCTCCAGTAGTTCGATGCACCTTCTGGAGTTTTAGCATCGCTTAGTTTGGAAGCATAAAGGAACTTCTCAACTACAGCGTTAGTTCTCTCATCGATAACTGCAACGTGTACTTCATCATAGCTCAGGTGATTTTCTGTAGCGAATGCAGATGTTCCTGGGCGAGGACCGATTGCGCTGAGTTTTAGACCAGTGCTTGCGATCGAAGTGTTGTTATACCATGGAGTTGTTGTAACACCATTTGCAGATGCCTTAACACCATCAGTATTGATGATTGCAATTGTGTTAGCGTCGATGACTGCAAAGACTTCGTGATCATTGCTGCCATCGTTGTATGTGTCGCCAACTGTTAGACCGTGTGCAGCAACCGTTGCAATTTCATCAGCACCACGGTCAACAATAACTACACGATAGTAGTTACCTTCTGTACCAGCATAGCGTGCTGCTAATACTTCAGAAGTTGCACCTCCATCAAAATCTTCTTTTGTTTCGATTAGAACACCGCTTCCAGATTCGGTTGCGTTTAGGACTCCTGTTGCTGCTCTTACAACGGCAAGTCTGCCGCCGTATCCTAAGTATTCCGATGCTACCAACCAATCAGCAGCGTTATCTTCTCCAGGACCACCAAAGGTATCGATTAGTTCTCTTTCAGAAGAGATGTTTACGATCTGACCAATGGGTCCTTTCTTGAATGTCGATGCGAATGCAGCTGTTACTGCTACATCACCAACGATAACTGCATTAGAAAGGTCACGTTCTTTAATGATAACACCAGGCGAGACTTGACTTGCCATGTTTTTACCTCGTAGATATTCCAAAATTTATCTGTAAGTATTTAGAATTTTGACTCTTTCAGAGGTGGTGAACAATGCATGAACTACCAATCTGGATACTCCCAACGATCTAATATCTTATCTGCCAACCTGCTTGCAACTACTCTCATGATAGTGCAATCCTTACACTCGTAAGCATATGCTGACGGATGACCTCTTTTATTTTTACGTGTCAAATAAAAGTCCGAGATCAAATCTTTCGTCTTTCCACAGGTTCTACATACCCTTTCTTTGAAGAGTAGATGTTCTAGACTAAATTGATCTCCAATATCCATCAGTAATTCCACATGTATCCAACTTCTTCTTGCTTATCTCCATAAGCCCATAGGTCACCATCGGCGTCTAGGAATGTGTCATCTCCCATACCATCATCAATAAATCCAAATGGTGCCATATCCTGTTCAATTTGATTTCTCTGCTCTTCGTAAATTCTTCTACGGATATCCTGATCGGTCATCTCTTTGAAGTATTCCTGCATGACCAACCATGCAAACAGAACCATACACATCACAAGGTCATCATGGTATCCTTCGTCTGCTTCCCATGCTTGTTTCTTCTGCACAAACGTGGTAAGTTCTTGGAAGATCTGGAAGTCATTGAACAACAACTTGTCTTCTTCAATAATTGCTTTGAGGTTAGCGCAACCAATCTTCTTAACAGTCACGCTCATCTTAACACCTAGTTGTGTCTTACTGCCAGAGAAACCCTGTCCCACGACCTGACCAGCACGCCCTCGCATTGCACACATAAGGACGTTAGGATATTCGAGATCGTAGTTGAGAGTGGCAGCAATACTGTCGCCAATATCATTTACTTCTACCAATACGTATGGATTATTATATTCTTTGCAGACTTGGAAAATTACCGAGGGAAACAATACAGGTTTAATCTCATTATTTCTGTACTTCGCAACGATTTTATACGGGACAGTGGTGATATCAAACACGATGAAAGCACTGTAGTCGCCACCGATACCTCTGGCAACGTCCACAGTAACAATATATTCGTGATCTTTTTGCACTCTCTCATAGATGTCAAGTCCTGCATTGCTCGCTATCGGGTCATGAAATGGAATGTTTTGTAATTTTGCTGGACTAATCAACGTGTCCGCAGATCCGAGAAAGTCACACTCGAATTCCTGTGCGAACTGTCGCGGTGACGTGTTCTTGATTGTTTCTTCTTTCCACTTACTATCCCTTCCTGGGACTTGTGACCAGTGGACTTCATTGGTTACATAATCATTCTTGCCACGCCTTGCATCCTCCCACATCTTGTAAAAGTGGTTCATTCCATTAGGCGTGGAGATGATAATTACTTTCGTTGATTTACCAGACGTAATAGTAGGATAAACAGAGGCAAAGAATTGCTCTGCAACATGGTTTGGAACGAACGCAAATTCATCGAGGAAGAGGATATTGAACGACATGCCACGGACAGCACTTGCAGATGTAGAAGCAGCCAGAATTTTTGATCCGTTTTCAAGTTCGACATTACCTTTGTTCCATACGAGAATACCATGTTGCATCCACTTAGGCAAGTTCTCGTAAGCAAGTTGTAACCTGCCTAAGAGTTCACGAGCTGTTGAAGCCTTGTTAGCCAGAATACCAATGTTAACACTATCGTAGAAGATAGCATAATAAAGAAGATAGGCAACAACGGTGGTTGATTTGCCAGTCTGTCTAGGAAGTTTTGCAATGTTGAACCTATTTTCATGAAAGTCTCGTAAAATATCTTTCTGAAAATCATACATCTTGAAAGGCACCAAACCTTCGTCAAGAGAAATGATTTGAATGTAGTTCATAGCAAAGTAGATGGGATCCTGCTTACACTTGATCCATTCATCAATTTGCTCTTTTGTAAACTGAATTGGAGTTCCCGCTTTCTTTAGATTCGGGTTACCCAAATAGACATCATTACTAGACACAATAAAACACTAGTTCACCACTAGTATTTATTTGTCCCACCATTTAGTTTCTCCGTTGCCTTTCTCATCGGCAAATTTCTCTAGATCTTCTAGTCTTTTTTCCCAGGTGTCTCCTCCTGCTTTTCCTCTGCATGGATTGATACAAGTGTCATCAGCAAGCTGATTGCAGACCAGACCAGCAAGGTCCAAATCATTTCCTTTTACTCCCGTACCAGACCAGTAGTGTTGACCCGCCAACCAAATAGCGCCACACTTCGGACATTCCTTTCTATCTAGTGATAGATCGGACAGTTCCCTGTCATCGGTCATTGTTAGGTTGCTCCTTTAGATTACGGTATTCAGCAAAGCTCTTATCGAGTTGACGCTTTAGTTTCCTACGCATCAACATCATTCTGAACCTTACCCACGCAAAGCGCAACTGAAGATCTAGATACGCAAATAATCGCATCGTCTCTTCTGTTCCAGCGTATGCTACACAAAGAAGGACAATGGCAACTACAAGGTAAAGACCTAGCATATTTGTTACACTCAGCTACAATATGATTATACTGTATCTAGGAAAAAATAGTGTAAATAAATATTAAGATTTTATCTGTCTGTATCAAGTTCTGTAAAGGAGTAGTCTGCAAGCATTGCAAACAGTTGGTTCTTGACATGTCGCAGGTATTCTTGTTCTTCTACTGGACGCTTGGGAGAACCAGGCCATGTTTCAATACTGTAACATATGATATTATAAAGTGCCCTAACATCATGAATGCTAAGGCACCACTCAAAATCAAAATCTCTAGGATCAGGTGAGGGTTCCATATGATCTCCTGATTTCACGGAGCTCTTCAAAATCTTTTTTCTTTGTACCACCGTCATATTCCCAAGCATACCCTTCGGTAATCATCTGCTCGTTCAGTGATACTTCTGCATCTCCGATATATAACCAGCCAAGAAGGCGACCGTACTTACCCATACCACCAACCAGTTCAGTCCTAATAGTGAGTTCGTCATCTCCACTGATAGCACCCTCCAACTTTTCTTTCATCCAGTTGGTAGCGTCGATACCTAATGCTTTTTCTTCGAGATCTCGGGTGCCGTTCTCTGGCGTGTCCACACCAGCAATTCTAACTCTCTCTTTTTTATAAAGGTCAAAACCGAGATCAATTGTGACATCGATGGTATCTCCGTCCAACACTTTATCTATGGATACCACGCGAAAGTTGTAACAACTCTTACGACTCGGGGGTGTCATCGCTCCCATGGGATTCTCTCTCATCAATTCCTAGTATATAGGAGACGACATAAAAAACCCCCGCTAGGAGTAGTATGATTGAGAAAATAACACTCCAAACGGGGACATTAATATCA